TTTCAAAATACCCCCCCCCACCCCCGCCTTGCGCGGGGGGTGTGTACGTATAACTAAACAGACATCGAGGTGTGGCCCCCACCCCCCTACACCCTTGTGTTTTCGATCCCCCAGCCAAAAAAATTCCAAACTTTTTGCTTGCCAAACTGTAACAATAAATTGTAACAGTGATGCACCACGAAAAACGGGAGAAATACGTTGGCAGTTTATGGATACACTCGCGTCTCGACTGAAGACCAGATTGAGAACACATCGCTCGATGATCAAGCACGCCAAATTCAAGGCATCGCGCTCACGCATAATTTGGAATTGATGCACATCTACGAAGAACGGGGCGTCTCCGGCGGTGTCCCACTGCTACGCCGAGAAGAAGGCTGCAAGCTAGCGTTCCTCCGGCCCGGCGATACTGTTATCGTATCGAAGCTAGACCGTATGTTCCGCGATGCGCGAGATGCGCTCAACGTCATCGCCGACTGGGAGACGGCCAACATTAACCTCATCATCAACGGCTACGGCAATGTGATGGACAAGGCCAACCCGAACGGACGCTTCATGCTAGAGATCATGGCCGTCTTCTCCGGCGAGGAGCGCCGCCGTATCAAAGAGCGTATCACCGCCGGTAAGAGAGCGAAGAAGTCACAAGGCGGATACGTCGGTGGCAAAGTGCCATTCGGCTTTAAGAAGTCAGGCACAGGCCGCAAGGCCAAGCTGCATCCAGAACCAAACGCGCAGGACGCGCTGATCACCATGAAAGCCGCACGCGTTAAAGGTCATAGCTACCGCGATATTGCTATTATCGTAGCAAAGCGTCATGGTATATCAGTTAGCCACCAAACAATCGCACGAGTAATCAGGGGAGATAAGAATGCCGAAGTCTGAACCAAACTTCTTTCTGGAGTTTTTGAAGAAGTACCGCGATGATCCCGTCGGGTTCGTGCGGGATATTCTACGGACGAAGCCAGACCCTTGGCAAATCGAGTTTCTGAAAGCGATTAGTTCTGGGAACCGTCGTATCTCTGTGCGGTCAGGCCACGGTGTCGGTAAGTCTACAGCCGCAAGCTGGGCCATGCTGCATTACTTCCTGACGCGGTATCCGGTGAAAGTCGTTGTGACTGCGCCGACATCCGCACAGTTGTTCGATGCGATGTTCGCGGAACTGAAGCGATGGGTGAATGAACTGCCTGACGTTCTCAAAACGCTGATCGAAGTGAAGGCCGACCGTATCGAGTTGAAGGCCGCAGCCAGTGAAGCCTTTATCTCCGCTCGAACGAGCCGGGCAGAAACGCCGGAAGCGTTGCAGGGTATCCACGCCGACAACGTGCTGCTCGTCGCCGACGAAGCGTCCGGTATCCCGGAGAGTGTGTACGAAGCTGCGTCCGGTTCTATGTCCGGTCACAATGCGACGACGCTTCTTCTGGGCAACCCTACGCGAAACAGCGGGTTGTTCTACGACACGCACAACCGTCTGAAGGGCGAATGGAAAACTTTCCACGTTAGTTGCCTTGACAGCCCGCGTGTGTCCGATGCGTTCGTGCGAGAGATGCAACTACGGTACGGGGAAGACAGCCCTGCCTACCATGTGCGCGTTCTCGGTAACTTCCCGCCACGTGAAGAAGATACCGTAATTCCTGTTGAGTTGATCGACAGCGCCATGAACCGCGAGATCAAGATCGCCAAGCAGACGAAGAGTGTGTGGGGCTTGGACGTTGCGCGTATGGGGTCCGACGCTTCCGCCCTCGCCAAGCGGCGCGGTCCAGTTGTCGAAGAGATACAGACTTGGAAAGGTCTGGACTTGATGCAGCTAACCGGCGCAGTCGTGGCCGAGTTCGAGGCGCTTGTACCTTCCGAGCAACCCGTTGAGATATTGGTAGATAGCATCGGGTTGGGGGCCGGTGTGCTTGACCGTTTGCGCGAACTGGGTCTGCCAGCACGCGGGATCAACGTCGCGGAAAGCCCCGCAATGAAAGGGACTTACGCCAACCTACGCGCCGAATTGTGGTTCAAGTGCAAGGGGTGGCTGGCTAACCGTGACGTGAAGATACCGAAGGACGAACAGTTGTTTGCCGAGTTGGCGTCACCGCGTTACACCTTTACGTCGTCGGGTAAGATGCAAGTGGAGAGTAAGGAGAGCATGAAGAAGCGCGGACTGCCATCGCCAGATAAGGCGGATGCGTTGTGCCTGTGCCTCGCCACCGACATATCCACGATCATGCACGGATACTCAATGGCCAACAAGAGTGGGGCCTTGCGTAGAAATATAAAGGGTGTTGTTTGACATAAGCTAACGATGTGGTATATTTGGTTTGCCCGGCAGGTTTCTCCTCTCCCTCTCCCTGCCGGGTATATGGGTGCCTCTGGGTGTGCGCGGCTTGGCCGGTAATAGCGAAACGCCGCCACCCACTTTTTGCTTTTCTGCGAACTTTAGGTTATAGACGCCAAAGGGAGCGTACCCGTGGAATTAAAGACTTGTTCGAAATGTGGCGAAGAGAAGCCGACTGACAACTTCTATCCCTACCGCCCCGCCTGCAAGGTTTGCCTACGCGCAGCGCAGCGCCGTCAGAGAGCCGCCCGCCCAAACTACCATCGGGTCAGTAATCTCAAACAGCGATATGGCATGAGCCTTGATGAATATCATACTATCCTCGCCAATCAGAATTTCGCCTGCCCTATTTGTCAGGTAGAAATATCCGAGACATTAGAGTATAGAGGTAAACGATCAGCGGTCGTTGACCATAACCATGATACGGGTGATGTACGCGGCATACTGTGTTCGATGTGCAATAAGATGCTTGGCCACGCAAGAGAAAGTACAGACATTCTTTACAAGGCCATTGTTTACTTGAGTGAGCGCGGCGCGTATACGCCAAAGAAATAGGTTTGTTTGTATGGTTGCGAAGCGTTTTCAAAATCCAAAGGGCGGTCTGAACGCCGCAGGCCGTAGCCACTTCAAGAAAACCGAAGGGGCCAACCTGAAAGCGCCGGTAAAGTCAGGCGACAATCCACGGAGGGCATCATTCTTAGCGCGTATGGGGAACATGCCGGGGCCGGAGCGTAATGCGAAAGGCGAACCAACCCGCCTTCTCTTATCTCTGCAAGCGTGGGGTGCGTCATCTAAAGCAGACGCGAAGTCCAAAGCCAAAGCCATTTCAACCCGAAACAAGGGGAAGTCAAAATGAAGATGGGTCTCTATGCCAACATTGCGGCCAAGAAGGAGCGGATCAAAGCTGGTTCTGGCGAAAAGATGCGCAAGCCCGGAACAAAGGGTGCGCCTACTGCGGCAGCGTTTAAGGCTGCTGCGAAAACCGCAAAGGGTAAAAAGAAATGAAGAAACCAACTAAGGCCAACATGAAAGTGGCTAAGGTCATGGGCGAGTATAAGCGTGGCACTTTGCACGCTGGCGTAAACCCTAAAGGCCCGGCAAAGGCTCCCTTGGCTAAATCACGTAAACAGGCTATAGCGATTGCTCTGTCTGAAGCTGGCAAGTCCAAAAAGAAGTAAGGCTAAAATATGGCATATCGCAATAACCGTAAGCCGAGTAAGGCCGACATGGCCAAGAACCAAGGTATGTATCAGGATACCGGGGTTCCCAACGCCAACTCGGAAAACGATGACAGCGAAGATATGTCCAAAGAAACCGAGATTGAACTGGCCGATGGGACAGAGATTTCCATTGAAGAACCAGAGATGGAAGACGAGCAGGTAGAAGAGCCTATATCTGAAGAAGAACTTCAGAACATCATCATCGCCGAGATCGACGACGCTCAATCTTATATCGACGATGACATTTCGCCACAGCGTGCACTTGCGGGCCAGTACTATAAGGGCGAACCTTTCGGCAACGAAGAGGAAGGCCGGTCGCAGGCGATGTCTATGGACGTGCGCGATACCGTGCAGGCCATGATGCCGTCGATCATGAAAGTATTCTTCGCGGCGAACAACGTCGTCGAGTTTGCGCCGAACGGCCCAGAAGATATTGAGAACGCGCAGCAAGCGACGGATTACGTCAACTACTGCCTGACACGCGACAACAACCTATTCAACGAATGCTATTCCACATTCAAGGACGCACTGATCCGTAAGAACGGTATCATGAAAGTCTGGTGGAATACCGATAAGGATGTCACGACCCATTACTTCACGGGTCTGGATGAAGCCACATTCTCCGTCCTTCAGTCCGACCCTACCGTCGAAGTTAAGGACGTAGAGATTACCTACGGCGAGACGATGACCGAAACGCCGATGGGTATGGTGGACCAAATCCAGCCAGCGACCTACGATTGTACAGTAGTCCGTACAGTTGAGAAGGGCCGTCTGTGCGTCCAGTCCGTACCGCCTGAAGAGTTTCTGATTGACCGCCGTGCGCGCTCGATTGAGACAGCCGAATTTGTAGCCCACCGTCGTTACGTTACCGTATCTGATCTTGTGAAGATGGGCTACGATTTCGATGAGGTTCAAGACCTTGGCTTTGAAACGCTCGACGATTTTGAAGGCAACCCAGAAACCTTTGACCGTAACCCGCAAGCGTTCGTTCAGATCACAGGCCGCACAGATACGACATCGCGCAAAGTCCTCTACATTGAGGGCTATGTGTATGTTGACATGGACGGCGACGGGATCGCGGAACTTTGCCGCGTCTGCGTTGCTGGCTCTGCCAACAAGGTTCTGCATTGGGAGCCATGCGACTTTATTCCGTTCGTAGACTTCTGCCCTGATCCAGAGCCGCACACATTCTTCGGTATGTCTATCGCCGATGTGACGATGGACATTCAGCTTATCAAGTCGAATATCCTGCGTAACACGCTCGATAGTTTGGCGCAGTCGATCCACCCACGCACGGGTGTTGTCGAAGGCCAAGTCAATATCGAAGACGTAATGAACACCGAAGTCGGTGGGATTATTCGTATGCGCGCACCGGGTATGGTGCAGCCATTCGTGATGCCGTTCGTCGGGCAGCAAGCCTTCCCGATGTTGCAGTACATGGACGAACTACGCGAAAACCGCACAGGTATCTCTAAGGCCGCATCCGGCCTCGATGCCAATGCGCTTCAGTCTTCGACCCGCGCTGCTGTTGCCGCTACGATTACTGCTGCGGCGCAACATATCGAACTGATCTGCCGTATCTTTGCCGAGACTGGCATGAAGAGCCTGTTCCGCAAGTCGATGCAGCTTATCGCCAAGAACCAAGATGCACCGCGCATGGTGCGTCTGCGTAATACGTTCGTCCCGATTGACCCACGTGCGTGGGACGCGAATATGGATGTCGTAGTCAACGTCGCTATCGGGACTGGTAGCAACGAAGAGAAGATGGCGTTCTTGGGACAAGTCGCCGCCAAGCAAGAGATGCTCATGCAGATGGGCGCGCCATTGGCTGACATGCAGGGCTACTACAATACGCTGTCTCAGATGATGGCGCTGGCTGGTTACAAAGACCCGACTGTATTCTTCAAAGACCCAGCCATGATGCCGCCTCCGCCACCGCCTGCGCCACCGCAGCCGACACCGGAAGAGATGCTGTCGCAGGTGCAGATGGAAGCGATCCGCGCTGACATCCAGAAGAAGGCAGCCGAACTTGAGTTGCAACGCGAAGATATGCTGCGCAAGGATGACCGTGAGCGCGACAAACTCGACGCCGATATGATGATTAAGGCAGCCGAGATTGAAGCTAAGTACGGCGCGCAAGTCAACACGGCCAACATCGAAGCGTTGATGCAGCGCGACCGTGAGTTCCTACGCCAGCAAGGCGAGATGGAACGTGCGGCTGTGCAGGCTCAACAGGCCGCGCAGAACGCACAGATGGCACAGGCCGTGCAGCAAGCGCAGATGCCACCTGAAATGCCGATGCAACCTGAAATGCCACCAGAAGGAATGATGTAATGGCGCTAGGCCCCTTATTGAGTGATGCAGTATTGACGCCTGAACAGCGGGAAGCGCGTAGGCTTGCAGCCAACACTTTGCCGCAGGGTACGTCTGTCGTCGGCCCAACCGCTGACGGGGACCCGCTTGCGTTTGGAACTGGCAACACGTTTAACGTAGGCCAAGGCCAAGAGGTTCGCGTTGTGGACGCTGGGGGCAATGTTATCTTTAGCGGTGCTGGTGCTGAAGGTGCGAACCGAGCAGTTGCTGTGGCCCAGAGCCTTAGCGATGAACTTGGCGGAAACGCTAATTTCAAAATACAAACTGGCGAACGTACCATAAACCCTGACGGAAGCGTGGGCGGAACCCGGTATATTGACGTTGCCCGTGCCGCCCCGTCGCAAAGCGGCCTTGGTTTCTTAGCGGACACCGTTCTTCCGTTTGCTGCGTCATTTATCCCAGTTATCGGGCCGGTGGCTGGTGCGGCTCTTGGCTCCGCCGCCTCAAGCGCGGCGCAGGGTCGTGGCCTTCAAGATGCTTTGATGCGGGCAGCTATTGCTGGAGGCAGCGCCTATGCTGGGGGTCAACTGTTTGGTCCAGCTACTCCCGGAGCGACACCAACACCGGGCGGCAACATCGCTAACGCAGCAATTCCTACTGGCGCAGCAATTCCTCCTAGCGCATTCGATGGCATCCTCGTAAACGCAACGAGAGCCGTCGCGCCTAGTATTCTTGCGTCAACAGCGGGTAATGTGATTGGTCAAACAATTGCATCACAAACAGGCACACCAAACCAAGGCAACGTGGATAGCGGTATGGAGGTGAACGATGGCTACGTTGATCCAGACACAGGCGAAATCGTTGTTAGCAAATACCGCCCTATAAGCCCTCCGGGTGGTTTTGACCCCATAGCATTTTTGCAAGGTCCCGGTTTGGGATCGGCTCTCTCTGGGGTACCCGCACTTACTGAACTGGCTATGGACCCAACGCTGACAGGACCTGCGGAAGAAGATATTGTCGTTACCGGTAACCGGCCTATACCACAAACCGTCGTCCCTGATGTGCTCGCGCCTGTTGGGTCGGTGCTGGCGGGTCTCGGTATGACTGCCCCGCCAACACCCGATCCCGCATTGACGGAAAAGGGCGGCATTCTCGGCACTGGGCTAAACCTGCCTCAACTCATATCCATTGGTGGTATCGGGGCTGATCTTCTGAAAAATCTTTTGGGTGGCGACGGTACAGGTACAGGCGCGCCATATGTCTCGCCATTTGGTACAGGTGTAGGTTTT